GTGACCTTTAAGACCTTCTAAAAAGCCTAATTTGTCCCATTTGTTGATTGTGTCTTCTTTGATAACTTTAAGGTGCTTAAGACCGATGTTACCAACAAGACCTGATTCTAATAATGCTCCCATTTTAGTATTTGTTTTGTTTTTAGTTTATTTATTTTATTTTTAACCAATTTTACCCATTAAATCCTTCATTCTTAAGAATTGTGGATTTTCATAAGTTTTTGATTCAATCAATGTTGTTGATGAACCTGTAGTAACTGTTTTGTTTAATTTTTGACCTACTGATTCGTTAATTGATTTTGTATCTACCTGAGATAATTCGTCTTTAATTGACTTATAAAGATTTTTAGATTCTTTTAAAGTTTCAACATCGTCAAATCTTCTTAGGATGTTTAATTTTTCTTTTTTAGTTGTTGAGTGTTCTGTGAACAATCTTGTAGCGTAAGCTAAGTTTGAATTAAAGATTGCAACTTCGTTAAGTTTTTCTCTAAATACATTCAAAGCTTTTCTGTACTCTTCATTTTTTTCTCTCAACGTTCTAACTTCTTCTTGAGTAGATTCTACTTTAAGACCATTTCCACTATAGTTATAATTTCTATTGTTTGTAATGCCCTTTCTTAAACCTCTACCTTCTTTGGAACCCATTCCGTATGTTCTAGCAGCTTCTTTAGTTTCTTCTTTTTCAAAACCTGCGTCATCTCTACGAGCTTTAGTTGTCTTAAGGTTTTTTGATGCAATTTTACCGTGTTTCATTGCCAACCTTTCGTCTTCTTTGTCTTTATATCCTTGACCTTCTTTAGTTTCTGCTTTAACAACTTTGGATTTACCTTCCATATTTTCACCTTTCTTGTAATCGAATTTTGCTTTACCAGTACCTACTGATTTAGGACCTTGTTTCATGTCTTCTTTAAATCCACCTGTAGTTTTCTTGTAATCAAATTTAGGTTTACCCATTCCAACACCTTTAGGTTTGTAAGTTTCATTTCTTAAATCTTCCATACCATGTTCTTCTTCCATTCCAAGATAGTCAGAATCTGCGTCTTCTTCCATTCCAAGATAGTCAGAATCTGAGTCTTCTTCCATTCCAAGATAGTCAGAATCACCTTCTTCATCTAATGTAATTTCATATACAATTTCTTCATCTTCCACGTCAATATCAGATGAATCAACATCTTCCATATCTCCTGAGAAAATTGCATTAATAACGTCATCAACTGATTCGTCTGTTTCCTCGTATGTCATTTCATATTGCATTAATTCGTCCTTTTCTGACTCTCCGAGCTTAACAAGATATTCTACATCAGCATCATCATCGCTCAAATGAATATTTTCGCCATCTTTTTTTACAATAATGCCGTCATCTTCACCCATAGCTTTAAATACTTTTAGAATTTCTTCGTCAGAAGCACCAGTTAAGTCAATTGGACTTTCGTCTGAATCCATATCCATGTCCATATCCATTTCCATATCGTCATCATCTGAACCCATTTCCATATCCATATCCATATCCATTTCATCGTTATCAGCATCCGTATCAACGTCCGCATCTAATTCAATCTCATCATCGTCAGCTTCTTGCTCAGATAAAGATTCTTTTACTAATTGATTGATTTCCTCCTTCATTGTAGAAGCAAGTATTCCTTTTGCATTTTCGGCTATGACATCTTCAACTTGTTTCATTTGAATAAGAGCCTCTTGAACTAAAGTTTTATTTTCTTTCATGAAAATCTATTATTTTTACAATATAAATATTACCAAAACACGAAAAACATCGTTTTTGATAGTTTTATTATTTTTTTATTTATAACTAATAAATATTTCCGAGCATAAAAAAAGTGGTCCGTTAAGACCACTTTTTTTTAAATTGTTGAAAGATTATTCAATTACCTCATCAATCTTACTTTCAGATACTGCAGTAATTCTCCAATCATTAGTAAATCCTTGGTATTTTTCAGTTACTTTAGCCTCAACATCTGTTACTGAAAAACCTTTAACTAATTTTTCTTCTCTGATTTTTTTAATCTTACCTGTATTCTCGTCTGGTAAGTCATACTGAATTTTTGCTACAAAATATTTTTCGTCCATAATTTATTATTTTCCCAAATAATCGGTTAATTTTCTCATTAAGTCAACACCTTTAGTCTGAAATTCAGAATTTTCAGGAGATTTGTATTTCTTTTCTTCCTCTAAGTTCTCCTCATACTTTTCTCTGTCATTTGGATTAGTGAACAAGTAAGCTCCTGGTGTAGATGGTGAAGATACCAAGTCAAAACAGATTAATTCAAAATCGTCTTGAACTTCGTTTCTTTCACCAACTTTCTTCAAGGAACCTACCCCTCTTGAAGAAACTCCCATAGTAACCCCTTGTCTCATTAAGTTAGCTGCTTGGTCTCCTTTAGTGGAAACAATACCTCTTTCATGGAATCCTGGTGATGTTAACAATTTAAGTTTACCCATCAAGATATTTTTATCCCACCATATGTCTGTGATAATATGAGATACTCTATCCAAGTCAATTAAAGATGATTCAGGGTGATTAAGTTCTGAAGTAGACAAACCTTTGGCGATTGCCTTTTTATAGTTATCCGCTTCTCTCTTTAATATTCTCTCAGGATAAAATCTTCCATTTCTATTTGGTGTATCGTATTTCTGTAATACCGCATAAAATTCAAAAGGATTTCTATAATCTAATTCTTTCGCTTCTCTTAACATGTCGGCGTTACGAATGTCTTTTGGTGACACCCAACCTGCATCTGTTTCAATCAATATCCCATGACCTACTTCACTTGCTTCTAAAATTCTTAATTGTTTCATGAATTCTTTTTAAGATAAATATATAGTATAAGTATCTTTTTAATATTAATCGTTTTTAGATGGTGAAAATTCAAAGTATTTATTATGAATTACGTTTTCCTTAAATATGTTTTTGATAATTTGTTTTACTGAGTTTTTTATTTCTATGGACTTAAAGTCCATCTCTTGATTTGTATATAAATTAACTTCTAAATTTAAAAATGACTTTTTTCCGTGTGATATACCACTTGTTCTTAAGTCCAAATCGACGATACTTTGTTCTTTAAATAATTCTGTGTTTATAGAGTTGTATACTGAATGTTTAATATCTCTACTTAGATTACACACAATTCTATTCCAATTATCGTGTTCAAATTTTGGTGTTACCCATGATTGTATGTTTATGTATAATGATTTCAAATTTTTTGAATCTACGGTTCCGTATACAGATTTAATTGGATTGTAGAGATTTAACTTTACACTTTTTCCTTTTTTCATTAAGTTTCATATTGTCAACGTTTATTTGTTTGTAAAAAAATAACAAATTTTATTCGTATTGTCAAAAACTTTAAGAAAACTTAAGATATTTGTATTATATGTTAAAAGTAGATGTAAAAAAAGAAGGGATTGAAAAAGCCCTCAAAACTTTAAAGTCAAAAGTGATTAAAACTAAACAAAATCAAATATTGTTTGGTAAAAAAGAATTTGTAAAACCTTCAGTAGTTAAGAGACAACAAAAATTAAAAGCCTCTTACATTCAAAAAATGAAATCTAAATTAGATTGATTCTTCTAAGTTTTTTAACTTAAAGAAATTTAATTGGTTGAATTCTTCAATTTTTAATCTATCTATAGTTTCAGACAATTTTGTTTGTACTTCAAACTCTTGCTCTACATCTAAAATATTATTTAATTTAACAATCACGTTTTCACGTAAAAGTTCAAACTTTTCTTTAAGAGAAGAAACATCTTCAGACATCAATTGAATGAATTCTTTTTTTGCTGACTGATTAAGATTATCAAGATAATTATTCAAGGTTTGATTTGCAATTGAAACCATTGATTTAATTGGTATGTTAATAGTTTCTTTAACCATTTCTTTTTTTGGGGAAGTTAAAGTTTTGATTAGATTCTTTTTAGATTTTAATCTTTCCATCAAATCTAACTTGTTTGTGTATATAAGAGCATCAACGTCAGAGTAACTATTATTAACGTTTTCACTCATCGTTTTTGGCATTTTGATTGATGGTAATAATTTTTGAATTAAATTAATACCCTCATCAAGAAAATCTTTAGCATCGTTTTCAGATAATCCTTGTGGTGTGGTTAATTGGTCATATAAAGAATAAATTCTTGACATGTTTTTATTATTCAAAACATTGTGTTTGAATTCTCTTAACAATTTTTTAAACTCCTGTTCATTTCTGTAGGACTCTAATAAATTATTCTCAATTATGGATTTGATTTGTCCGAAAGTCATTTTGTTTGTTTTCAATATAAATATTACGAATTTAACAACTTGTCTAATTCTTTTGAAATTTCTCCCAAAGAATCTTGACCTTGGTCTAAATTAAAAAATCTATTTTGTTCTGCGAACCCACTTTCTAATAGGATATTCATTTTTTCTTTTTTAACACTTTCAGGAATTGGCGGAGTTTCTCCTCCCGCTGGTGGAGCTTCTGCTGGTGGAGCTTCTGCTCCTGCAGGTTCTGCGGTTTCAAAACCTCCTCCTGATGGTGGAGCACCCATACCTGAGTCTTCACCTCCAGTTGTTGCGGCAGTTGCAGTACCACCTGTAGTACTTCCGTATAACTTGTCAATATTATCAAATAAACCTGTCTTGGTAATAACTGTAGGGGTTGCTTTAAGTTCTTCACCAACGGCTCTTTCAATTCTTTGTTGTTGTAAATCTAATCTAATTTCTTCATCCGACCAACCAAAGATATGTTTTTTAGCCCACGTAGATGATGTAGGTTGAATACCGTTTCCAGGGTCTGCAACCAAATCTTTATACAATAATACTTTTTCTTTCCATACATCAATTTTTAATAAATCGGCTTGTGTGGATGGATTAGATAATCCTAAAGTAAAGTTTTGTAATTCGTCTTCAAATCCTAATAAGAATAAGTGAACTATTGCAATTTTGTTTAGCTCAGCAATCATACTTTTTTGAATTCTGTTGATTGTACGAGCAAAACGAATATCTTGTAGTGATAAGTTTTTACCATCACCAACAACTTCTTCAAATCCTAAGAATGCCTTAGGAACACGAAGCGCTGTTAATAATTTCTTTTGAATATATTCAATATCGGCAATTTCACCTAAATTAGTTGCACCGGGTAATGTATCAATTG